CAGCTGGCGTAAGAGTCTTCTCTTCCAATTTATTTTTAAACTGTTTAAATAAACTCATATTACCCTCTGTAAAATGGCTGTGTGCAACTGTAGTCTTTTTATTAGAACCTCTTCCGGAAAGATGAACTTGGTCCTCTTCTCTCGATGCAGTCACTTTACGATTTGTTTCATCTGTAAAAGAAGCGCTTTCACCTGGTTTTAAATTTTTAATAGCTGCTTGATGTTCTGGGTGTAAAGGATATGAAGTATCGGCGCCGTGGTGAACGGTAACCATTTTACCCCAGGAGTAGTTAGCTTTTTTAACTGTAACCGCTTCCTCTAACTCATATTGCTCATTATATTTTTTCTTCAGGTAAGATACTACCTTACGATCATACTCGCTTGCAGGCTTCTTAGGAAGTTTATCCTTTAGAGCCTTATTTCCAGCCATTGAGTTATTGTTCGGTTTCATCTACTTCGATATCCTGGTCTGAATTTTGATCTACTTCGTCTGCACTATAAAAGGATTGTGCAATTTCTTGTTTTTTCTGATCTAAGGCAGCAGCCATTTTATTGGAAATTAATGATTCAAAATCTTCACGGGCATTAGAATTTTTCCCGGCAATAATATCATTAATCATATTGTTAATAGTATCTATGTTATCCATATTAGTCTCCATTATGTATTATTTATCATCGTTGCAGCTGTTGCTCTGCATCAGGGTTGGCATCAGCCTGCTGGTTCTCTTTACTTAGCTCCGAAGCCTGCATAGAGCCCGGGGCACCTGGCTGTACATCAAGCGGGTCTTGTTCATTTTCTTGCTCAATCTGTTCTATTTCTTGATCAGAAAGCTTTAAAATATTTTTACGAATATAATTCTTACTAAAGTAAACCCCTACATAAGGTGTCATTTGATTTAGTACATCTACGCGATTACGAAGATTTTCAGCATTTTTTATTTCTTCGTAGTACTGGTCTTGAGCGTATTCGTAATTTATAGATTCTTTTATTTGCTTCCAGTCCTCGGGTGTAATAATACCTTTAAGAACTAGTTGAGTCTCTAATAAGTCGTCGAACAATACGTTAAATTTTCTACGTAATCTAGATACGAACTTTGCAAACTTCATCTCATCTCTAGAAATTTCAGCAGCACGGCCAAAATTAAACCCTGATTGAGGCTGGAAACGAGATACTGGTACGTTAAGGGACTGGTATACTTTGTTTTGGAAATATTCTATGTCTGCAATTTGACCTAGATTCTCACCACCGGGTAAAGTATCAATTTCCGTACCTCTACCACCCTCGCGACGGGGTAACCAGAAGTCCTCAAGCATGGTCATGAACTTACGATCATCTTTAATCTCACCAGTGGCTGAATCATAAACTATCTTGTTACGATATCGGGCCATAATGTCCTTCATATACTGCTCGGCTTTAATCTTTGGTAGATTGCCAACGTCAATATAGAATATTCTTCTTTCTGGAGCTCTTGCTAATCTGTAGATTACCAATGAGTCTGCCATCATCTTGAGTTGATTAACAGGTTTAATTGCTTTATGCAAGTACCCCATTACAATATTTCTATCTAAGTCTAATAAACCTGAAGGACAAAATGTAATTGCATCTGGGTGTATTTTTATACCAGAGTTTGATTGTTGAGGGGCAACTCCAGGGGTATAGTTTAACCCCTTTTCATTATAGATGAAGAATTCTTCGATAGATTTTACTACCTCTATCCCAGTAGACTCTAATCGTTCTTTTTTTACTTCTCTAACTTTTCTTATTTTTCTTGGATCAATGTAACGAAGCTCTTGAATACCGCTCTTAGGTCTAGACTGATCTATTACTTTTTGATAGTAAACTCGACCATCTACATACCAGCGTCTAAAAATATCGTGAGCTTTATCTTTAAAATCTAATAGAGATAAGATCTCGTCAAACTCATCTCTAATAGAACTCTTAATGCTATTGGACAGCTTGAGATCATCTAAATTAATTTGTACAGGTGCTTCACTATCTACGGCTGCAATAGCATCTGTAACAATCTCTTCAATAGCATTATCGCAATCGGGGTAATTGGAAATTTCCCTGTATCGAGTAATCAGCTCAGATTCATTCCGAGCTGATGCATCGATATCTACATAGGTACCATAATAACCTCCAGCCTGTACGGTGGAGGCCCCATCCTCAGCAACCGGGGTAATAAAAGATTGTCTCTTTAACTCCGGTTGCTTATCATCACGCCCAAGTGTAAACCCAAATATGCTAATAGCCATTATATACCGCTCACGTTAGTTAAAAATACCACCAAAGTTCACTATAGACCCGAGAGGGTTGCTAGATGTTGTAAAATGCTGGTATTGGAAGGTTACTGTGAACTGGGAGATCTGATCATTAGCACCAAAGTCTAGTGCAACAGGAGAAAGATCTACAGGGAACCCATTAACTAGTTTATAGGACTTAAGAATATTACCGTTGCGATCTAGTTGGAATATATCCATATCGCGCTGATATTCTGAAGGCTGTAAACGTCCAAATTTAGCGGCATTATCTTCCATACCACCCATCCATTGCTCCATAGCATTTCTAATGGACATTTCAGCGTCGTTTAACACTGTAATTGTATATGGTGCAAAAATACGGTCGCCTGCAAATTTTACTTCCCGGCCTCTGTACTGAACAATAGCTGGGTTAACTGTTTGACCAGGTAACTCAGCAATGTTAACTAAGAATGGTGATCGCGCAACTGCAAGAGAAGCCCCACCAACATAGGTTGGGTAGGATAGCTGAACTGCAAATTGATTAGGGCGAGCTCCACCGTTGGTAAGCGCGGATTTAAAACGCTCTACGTTAAATGTTGTCATTTATTCTCTCCCTGGATTAAGCGCCAACTTCTTCAAAAGAAATTCCGGTGCGTGTTGCAACGAAGTTCAGTTGAATAAAGTTAATTGAACGAGCTGGTTTAACGAAGATGTCTGCAACAAATTCGTTGCGATCGATTATCTCCCCGGTATTGTTTGTTTCATCACAAACAACTTTAAAGTCGGTAATACCGCGACGGCCTTGTACATCTCGTAAGAACGGCTCAACTAAGTTTCTAAATTGTGCGCGAGTAAACCCATCGTTAAATTCAAACAATTGAAACTTAGCGGCTGTTGCGATGGCTTTTTCAAGAACAATGAATAGACGGCGAACATTAATTCTATCAAAAGCAGATGGCTTTGACAGAAGAGTCTTGTCACCGAATAGAACGGTACCCTGACCAGGGAAAGTAACTACAGAGTTAACACCTTTCTTATATAGAGTATCACGATCTGTTGCATTTGGTGAATAAGCAAGCTTAACAACATTCTTAATTTGACCGCGATTAAAACCAGCTGGTGAGAACCATGGATCAGCTACAAGGTCTGTACGAACTGCAAGACCGGCTGTATCACCATTCAATGGTATGTAGCGGTATACATCGTTATATCGGTCATATTGATATTTCCAACCTGTATCCATTACTGCATACGATGAGGATGGTAGCGCTTCACGGTAGGTAACCACGTCAGTAGCTTCAGTACCAATGTTGTCTACAACAGAGGCTTGATCTGGTGATATAAAGACTATAGCGTCTTTTCTTATTTCTGCTACTGAGTTAATTGCATGTATAGCAACGGTGGTAGAGGCATCTCCTAACGGAATCAAAGAAACATCGTACAACTCGCTATTTGAAAAAGTTGAAAGAGCAGACATAATATTACCATCGGATGGTGCATCGGCTGATACCCCTAGCGATAGAGATACTGTTACGTTGGAGGTTAGGTTTGCAAAGGTAGTTCCCTGGGCTGCTGTACCCCAGCTTGAACCTGTAGCAGATATTACATTAGAAGTATTTGCACCGGTTGGGTGATCCATCCACCATACGTACTTTGATACGTTGTTAATTACATCTCTATAGAATGCATTAGTTCCGTCTGGTTTCTTTGCATCAATTGCTTTTGATGCAAATGGGAATTTTTCGAGTACTGTATTTTTCTGACCAGTCCATAGACCATCTTCGTCAATAACGATAACGTGTACTTCGTCATGTCTTCCGCCTAAATCAGTAACGTAGGTGGAAGTACCGGGTGCTGCATCAAATAATGATGCAAATCCCCAAGTGGCATATGTGTTTGCATCTGCCATTGATACTCTAAGGGAGTTACCCAAGGCCCCAGGATACTTAGCAGCAAATTCTCCAACAGAGGCAGAACCGTCTACGTAGTCTGAAGTATAATTATCTTCGTTTTTAATTAGAACCGCTGTTGCAGAAGCGTTAGCGATAGCGTTTTTTGCAGTGCCTTGATTCACAACGCGGATTACTTGAAGATTATTACCGTAGGATAAGAAGTTAGCCGCAGTAAAGAAGGACTTATAAACCGTAGAATTTGGTTTACCGAATCTTTCAACTAGACTATTTTCTGAATCTATTGTAACAACCTGATCAACAGGTCCCCATTGGAAAGCGCCAGCAAAACCGCCGGCGGTTGTAGAAACGGAAGGTACGACCGCGGTAAGGTCTTTCTCTGTTACTAGAACGCCTGGTGAAAGCTGAAATGCCATGTTTTTCTCCTTATACTGTTATTCGTAAATAACGAAACTCTTTACTGGTATATTTATAGTTATTGAACTTTGAACTACCAAGCTTTTTCTTTAAAAAAATCTGATAAGTCTTTTTGATACTTATCTGTTAACCATAAATCACCATCTATAACTTCAGGTCTATATTCATCCGGAATCCCGTTATCAATAAACCCAAACGGGGTTAATTCTTGCTCAATATTTTGTATCTGCTGACTGTAAAGGGCCTGTCTATTATTTGAATTCATTAAATCTTTAAATAAAAGATCGTTTGATGCCCATGCAAATAATACCAAGGTCATTACTAAATCATCATGATAACCTTCGTCTGCCTCAAATGAACCGTTATGCTCAATAAAGGTAGAAAATTCTGATATAATATCTTTATCAAAAACTAATAACTTATTACTTTCAACCAGTGATTTGAGTGTAGCGCAACCAATTCGTTTTATCTGCTTAGTTGTTCTTACACCTAATGTGGCTGATTTTCCCGAACTAGATAGAACTTGACCGTATCTTGAATCACTTCCTACCCAGATCATATTTTCATACTCTAGTTCATTATGAATAATATCCGCTACTTGCTGACCAATGTCATTAATTTCAACAAGAACTACTGCGCTATTATAATCCTTTGCAACTTTATGAATAATGGTTGGAAATAATAAAGGTGATATTTTATTGTCTCTATATTTAGCTACTATAGAAAATGGATATTGTGTAGTATCAATTACTGTGAAAGCAGAATAATCCCCACCAACCCCCCTCGAGGTATCCACTGTCATAAAGTAGGCATGTTTATCTTGTGGGGCTTCAATAATGTCTAGATTGTCTTTAGAATGCTCATATGGTTTTGGTGATAACCTACTAATAGTATCTGCATTAATTAAGGTATTAGAAGAACCAAGGAAGGCACATAAAACTTCTTGGTTAAATTTAATCTCACCAAGCAATGCTTTTTGTTCTGCAGCCCACTTCTCATCCCGCTTGGGATGTTCAAAATAATGTACTCGTAAGGGTACGAAACCATTAATATCATTCTCTGCATCATTCCAGAACTTCCAGAAGTGATTGTACCCTAGCGGGGTAGAGGTAAGAATAATCTTTGTTGTTTCACCTGCAGAAACAACCGGGTATACAGATGTAAAGAATTGGTCTGCAATACTGTTTGGTATAATAGCTGCCTCATCAACATACAATAAGTTAACAGATTTACCTCGAATACCGGCGGAGGAGGTAGCAGCGGTAAATACAGATGAGCCGTTTTCTAAATCCACATCACCCTTGTTCCATGTCTTTATGCCTTGCTGCATCCAAATTGGTGTATTCTCATACATTAATTGATAGCGGGATAAAATCTCCATGGCAGCATCAGACTTGTGAGCAAGAATGGCTACGGTTTTATTATTGTTAAACAGGGTATACCATAGAACATAGGCTGCTACTGTTTGAGATTTACCCATCTGTCTGGGCTGCATACTAATGACTCTTCTACTATCTTGAAGAGTTTGTATAAAGCGTTCTTGGTAGGGGTAAAGTTCAAACGGTATCAACTGCTCGCTATCTAAGGATATAATCTTACAGTAGGTTTTTATAAAGTATATTGGATCGTCTTTGCACTTAAGTATTTCTTTGATTTGATCAACGGTATACTCAATTTCATAACCAATTTGTTTAAGAGACCGATTACCATTATAAGAATTTTTATTTTGCATCAATTATCTTAGACCTTTCAGCCGAAATCATTTTTAAAAGGTCAGATGTTGATCCTGCAAATACTATGTTATTTTGGGTTTTAATATTTTGAGATTCAGATCTATCGCCATCCACTTCTTTCTTCTGTTTGTGGAGAGTCATAAGATCTTTGGCCATTTCAGCCTGGGTTTTTATTAGTTGACCTGCAACCTCATATACGCGTGCGCTTTCAGAGTTACGGGCTAGATCTACCAGATCATTCAAGACTGCTTCGTTTTTATTAATAAGATTACGCATAGTTGAGCGCGCGAGATCAAAATCATCTTCTCGCTCCTCCACCCCAGGTACAGAAACTATAGGTAACATATCAAGCTTTTTAATCTCTGGCATAGTATCCAGATTAAATACCTTATTGAGATTTTCGTCCATCTTCATTAAAAATCCTCAAAATTCTCAACAAATTCTATATCGTCCCCAGGCAATGCAGTACCGGGATCTACCGTAACATTATATTGCTGTATGCGTTGAGTTAACTCGGAATTATTAAAAGTATTCGCAATGGATGTTCTAATAATACCTTGTTTATTAATCGGACCAAAGAAGTTAAGCTTAAGAGTAAAACTTAATGTCCATACAATAGCTCTTCTTTGAGTAAAGTCATCTTCATACTGATCATCATAATTAACACTATTTAATAAAACTGGTAAATCATTTTTTATACCCAGCGCAGGTACTGCATTCAGGGTTAAGTTAAAATCAGGGTTAAAATATGGTAATATTTGTTCAATAATTTGTAACCCATCATCTTGATTTTTTGAATACACGTACAAGTTAATATCTACATTATAGGGGGTTGGAGCGTACTGGGCATTAAGAGTTGTTGTGGTACTATTTACTGCTCTATTTTGTTGTACAATACTGATTCTTCGTGTAGGATCATATTGCATCCCAATCATTTCAAACCCCATTCTTGGAAGAAAAGTTTGGAATGATTGCTCAAAGGAATTAGGTTGTGCCTGTATTCTGGCAATAAACTTATCTCTTGGTGCATAAGATAAAGGAACTTTAAGGGTTTGTACAACTTCCCCTGACTCGTTTCTTCTATCGATGTAAATATTGTTAAACAAATTGCCGAAAGCAATAATGGACTTTCTAATCGTACCCCAATAAAATTTCTGATTTAACATTAGAGAACCTCACCAAATGGGTTACGTTCGGAGAAGTCCAAGATGTCAATGTTATCTCTAAAGACGTCATTTTGTGCACCTGGGATTATTTCATCCATAGAATAACTTTCGTTTACAATAAAGGCTGCTGCAAAGTATTCGTACATAATACGACTACCGTCTTCTAGGAGAATGTTATATTGATTTACGTCTAGTGACTTCTCTACAGATAGATCATCTATTTCAGCAACCCCGGTATCAAACTCCTCGGATGAGTATCTCATTAACTCACATTGAAGTTTATACACATAAAGTTTACCTACTTGAAAGAACGGATCTAAAGCATCTACATGCATTATCTGAAAGTATGCTTTTGTTAGCGGGAAGTAAAGCACATCCCCCTCAGCCGGTCTTGTAGTAAGTTGAGCATTACCCGATCGCCCGACTATCTCATCCCATCTTCTTCTTGCTACTATAAAGGTTGCTGTGTCTCTAATCTCTACTCCAAATTTAGATAGTAGATCCCCTTCGCCCTCAAAGCCGTTTACGTTACTCATATACATTTCTAATGGATATGCGTGCTCGAAATTATTAAGCGGATCTTCCGTTAAAATCGTATCTTGATTAACGGTATTGCGAGGAAGATAGTATAGATCAAAGCCATATATCTTCAGACA